AGAGCAGCATTACCAGCAATTACAGTAGCACCATATTTGGCTACAGAGAAGTCATTGGCAGCTCCATCATAACACTGTATATAAAGACCTGTTGTAAGAGTTGCCTCTACTGCAGTAATCTTTAATGCAGATCCTTCTGTAAGAGCATCCGTAGCAACTAGAACTCCAACTCCAGTTGTAGCAGCACTAGCTGTTACAGACAGAGTAGTTCCAGCAGTTGTGCCAGAAGTGATAATATTTACAAATCCAACAGATGTTGAAGTGTAAATACCTGTGTGAGCAAAGCTAACAATGCCATCAGCAGAAACAGCACCAGTACCTCCTGCTGTGACTTTCAAGAGAGAGCCTGTAGTAGTAGCAGCAGTGCCATTACTAATTACAAGACCATCTCCAGTAGTAAGAGCAGCTGTAGAGATGCTCATTGCAGTACCACCAGAAGTGATGCCATCTGCAATCAGAGCAAGAACAGTTCCAGAACCAGTTGTGGTAGGAGATTTAATCCTTACCATAGTTCCTGTGAATCCTGTTGTGAATCCTGATGCTTCAACATTAAGAACAGTAGTATCTACTTGTGCTGCTGCAGTTGCCATAAAGTTGACAAGAGTAGCATTAGCAGCAGTACCAACCATTCCAGAAGAACGAACATCAAACAAACCTGTGTTTGAAGTTGATGTATGAGCTCCTGTACCTCTCAATGAGTAGACACCATTGGTTGCAAGAGTTCCAGCTGTTGAAGATGTAGCTCGCAACAGAGAACCAGTTGTCATTCCTGTAGTTCCTGTGATTTGCAAGCCAACTCCATCAATCATTGCAGCAGTTGTAATCTTGACAACGGTGGTTTCATCAGTTGCAGATGTTGCGAACTCAACCAATGTTCCAGAGGTTGAAGTTGCACCTGTGTGATCAACTTTGAACAGCCTACCATTACCAGTAATGGCAGTGGCAGATGAAGCAATTATTGCTCCAATACCAGATGTTAATCCATTGGCACTAACTCTCAAGATACCTGCTGCGGTAGTAGCAGAGTTTGCAGTCAAGGTTAGCAAGCTACCAGCGGTTGTCATTACTCCTGAAGAAGTAATAAGTTGAGCCACACCAGTAGTCAAACCATTTACCTGAACATAAACTGCAGTTCCTGTAGTAGCAGAAGTAGCATTGATTGCCAACAAGGAATCTGTTGTGGTACCAGTGTGAATTCCTGATGTGGTAATTGATACTCCAGCACCTGCGGTGGCAGCACCCATAGCAATCTCAAGAACTTTAGCTCCTGCGGATTGATTGGCACCTCCACCCGTAACACGAAGTGCAGAACCACTGGTAAGACCAGTAGCAGACACATCAACAACACCTACAGAACTAGTAGCAGCATTGGCAATAATTGAAAGAGCTGTTCCTGTAGTAAGACCAGAAGCAGTAACACTGGCAAAGGCATTTGCTCCTGTACCAGTAAATACTCCCGATCCTGACACTATAAATGCATTGTTTGCAGTTATAGAGTTGTTGGTAACAGCAAATACATCAGTTGCTAATGTTGAAGTAAGAACCAACTCTGCAAATGTAGCCACACCTGCTTTGGAGATTGACCAGGAATTTGAAGTTCCACTAATGTCCTTTCCAGTGCCAGAATTTGTAATCTGTATTGTGTTTCCAGAGCCTTCTGCGGTCTGGGTGATTGTAAGAACATCATTGCTGTTTGACATAGCACCAGCAATTGACAAACCACTACCACCTGCTATGTTGATGGTATTGTCAGAAGCATACATTGCCTCCCAAGAGGAGCCACCAGATCCACCAGCTGCTCCAAGAGCAACTATTGCAGATCCATTGTCCCAGTAGAGAACTCCACCATCAACATACAACAAGTATTCACCTGAAGCTGTTGTGGGAGCAACATCTACATCTTCAAATCTTAAACAGCCATTAGCTGCTTTAAGACTGATACCTCGGAAGTCTGTGTAAGATCTTCCATTTTGATAACTCATAATTTGGAGTCATTATGTAGTAGCTACCTATGAATGAGCAAGCTCAATCGGATTGCTACTACTCTAGTAATAGAAACTAGGCAGCATTGGTATTCTTGGAACCCGCCATGTTGCGAGAATCATTAACTCCAATATCAAACATAAGGGTTGTCTTGTATTGGATTTCTCCTGTTTTGAAAACCACATTTGGACCTTCAAGCATGATTCCTTGTGACTCTTTGTACTGGAAACCAAATTCATCACCTTTCATACTCGTATCAACACCCCACCAATAGCTTGTGTTGTTTTGAATCCAAGGAATTGCAAGGATCTCAAAATCATCAACACCAGCAGCATCATTGTCTGCAGATCCTGGAAGAGTGCCACGACCTGGAAGACGAATGGTCTTCTGTAATTCTTTTAATCGGAAATGAACAGAGTGCTTACTTCTGCAGATAATGGTATCATAATTAATATCCATCAAATTTCCTTTAGGATCTCTCACCAATGAACCTGTTCGGGCTAATGCTTTCAAAGCATCATAATCAGCATCCATGTTTACTGTGGTTCCATCTGTAACACGATTGTTCCAGTTGGGACCTCCATCCTCTCTTGTGTGAGCAGCAGAGATTGCAGCAACACCATCACCACCAGAAATGGTGGCAGAGTAATTACCATTCTCATCACTCACTGTATAAGAAGTAGAAAAAGAGTTGTCAAGTCTATCTGCACACAATATTTCACGCTTGCGTTCACAAGCTGAAATTAAAGATTTAACAACACGAGTCAGATCTCGCTTTTTAATACCAAACTTCCACATTCTTTTGGTTACTGGCAACATCTTGCCAAATTCAACCTGTGTATAAGTCTGGTCATAACCTTGCACTGGTACTTCTGAAGTTACCACTGCATTTTCTGTAATACGAGCAGCTTCTCCCAAACCTGAAAGGGAGGAATCCTTGAGGTAGTAATCTGTAACACCTGACACTACATTGAAGTATTTGTCATATACAGCCTTCTTCTCAAGCTTACTTTCCTTTAGGTAGATGTCCTGAATAGCAACATCTGTGAGATCTACTGCTTGACCTAGGGTCAAAGGAGCAGCCATGTTATTTATTGTTAATTATCCCATCCATATATTTTTTATTAACACAAAAAATTACAGAATTTCTAATTAACTAGATTATTGCTATTAAGTAACTGTAGAAACTACACCATTACCAACTAGAACATTGCCCCAGATTTGATATTCTGAAGTCTGTCCTGCTGTATTTGCACCGACCACTCCTCTTTGAAGGAACACAGCTGTAGTAGTTGTGACATCAGAACCACTGTTATTTACAGTGTTCTCATCTGTGGCAGCTTGCCTCTGACCATTGTCAGCTGTAGCTCCAGCATTGGCACCTTGTGCTTGCACATCTTCATTTCCATCCAACTCAACTGCCAGAACTTCTGTATCAGAAGATGTCGCAGCTTCTAGAGCAATTGCTTTGCGAGTATAGCTAACACTATCACTAGCAACAACAGTCCAGTTATCAGCTCCAACATCAAGATCTAAAAGATCTCCTGCTGAAATTGTTTGAGATGAAATTGGAAGAGTATGCGAACCTTTGTCCGCATCATCCCGAAGGATGGTAAAACCTGCACCAAATTTCATTTTATTATTTTAAATATTAATTTATAAGACTCTTGATTTCTTCTTGTGACCAACCTCCATCTTCCAAAGCTCTAATTTGCTCTTGAGAGAAGGTTTTTTTGGAGTTGCTGTTATATTTTTCACCACCAACTCCACCTCCTGAAGAAGATTTACTTCCAATGCCTTGCATCTTAATTCTAATTGATCTATTTTTTTGGTCATCACTAACTCCTTTATAATCTGATTTATTGCTATTTTTGAATTTGTCAGGATACTGGTCAACTACTAACTTGTGAGCTTTCTCAAACAATCTAGGAATTAACTTAGCATCTACAGGAGCAGCGAATTGTGCCAATTCATTTTTAATCGCTTTATACAGAACATCATCAGGATCATTCTCTGGTAGATATTCTGGATGTGAAGCATAAAATGCATCTTGAGCAATTTCGTGCTGAGACTGATAATTCATCTTTTGCAATTCAGATTTCGGTATCAATCCTTTTGATTTTGTAAATCTGTCCAGGATTTTTAGTGTTTCAGAATCTATGTCAGATAAATCATCATCAATGGAATCTTCTTCATTTATTTCAGAGAACTTTTTTTCTATAGTTTCAACAAGATCTCTTTTATCTCTACGATTTTTTCTTTTTTCAGAGATACGCTGTTTTGCAGCTGCAATTTTAGAATCCACATCACCAACATCTTTTTCTAAATTCTTCTCGGTATCAAGAAGACCTTGAAGAATTTTGTCTTTATTAGATTCTTTATCTTCAGAAGCATCATCAAAACTAGCATCTTTAGAATCCTCATCTTCAGATTCATCATCTTTGTTGTCTTTAGAATCATCAGCCTCATTGTCTATTGGTTTTTTGGTGTTGTCAGAATCACCAGAGTTGTCCTTCTCATCATCTGATTCTTCATCAGAAGTTTTTTCGTCTGACTCTTCACTTTCGTCTGTGGCTTCTCCAGACTCATCAGTGAAGTCATTTCCTAACTTTACTTTTGTCATTTTATTTATCTTCAGTTTAGCTCTCTAGAGGAGAGGATCTCTCTTGAAGAGGAGAGAATGACACAAGCTACTCGTTAAGGAGCAGAAACAAAATTCTTTTTTAAGAATGCTGTTTTTGCTCCTTAAAGAACTCCTTGTGAATTGTTAAAGAACTTAATTACATTTAGTATACTCTTCTCTGTAAATAAGTAAAGGGCTAATAATTGCTACTTTGCATTTGCAGAAACCAGGGCTTCATATACCTCTATCATCCTACTCTTGTCAATGTATTTTTCCTTTGCATAAAGCTCAAATTTATCAACAAGCATTTTGTGCTTTTCTTCTTCAATCTCAACATCAACTTTCTCTTTACCCAAGACATTATAAAGCTCTTCGTATTGAGGAGTTATTTCCTTATCAATTTCAGCTTGAGCTTGCTCAAGAATCTCTTGAACAAAAGAATCAATCTTGTTTTTATAACTTTCATCTACAACTCCTTCTACTTCTGTTTTTTTGTGTAATTGAATCTTATATTCACTTATTTTGGCATTTGCATTTTTAACATAAACATCCTTTTCTTTTGACAAATTCTCAATTTTACTTTTAAAGTCTTGAATTGTAGAAAGAAGATAATTTGAAATCTTTTGAAGATGCAAAACTTCCTTAAAATCCAACTTTTCAGATTGTTCTTTAACTACAGTTGCAACAACCATTGCTAAATCATAAACATCACGCTTGTCTAATGTAAACCTTTTCATTTTATAATTATATTTTATCTGGTAATCCACCTGTTACTCTTGGAGTTGAAGGATCATCATCATAAGCTGTCAAATCTTCATATGACAAAACTTCAAGTCTAGCACTGGTGTGTCTCCCATTGGCATACTCATCTTTGTTAGTCATCTTTACTTTAATGTTTAACAAATACTCATTTCCAACTTTCCAAGAGTCAATCTCTGGAATCTCTGTTTCATCCACATATAAGGATGGAAAAACTTTATCACCTACTTCTAATCCAAAATCTGTTTGACTTTTTCCTTTAATATTTTTCATTATGATTGTGCTATGAATGGACTGGCAACTCCCTCTCTTGTATAGAATTTATTCAAGTTGCTCCTAATAAGTTTACACCAATCTCGGATTCCATTTTCCCCTAAAGCTCTAGAAACCATCCTAGAACGAACATCATGAACACCCTTGTTTCGGTCTTCTTTTGTCACAGAGCTATATTTTTCTGGAACAATAATATTCACCTGAAAATCAGTTCTGTCTTCAAAATCAACAATCTGTAATCCAAATTCTGGAGAAAGGACTTCATTAACAATCTTCCTAAATTTAGGAGGAATGTAATCAGAAGGATAGGTCTCATCATCAAGTTTCGCATTAAAGTTACCAAGATCTTTGGAGTCTTCTGTGGAAATCTTTCCTTTAACATCAGAATTCTCTTTAACTAAAGTTTGAAGTTCTACCAACTTGTCAACTGCTCCTGCAAGAGTATGTATACCAGAAAGAACTGCATCCATCTTCTCTTCTAATGGAAATGCCTCCTCTAATATTTTCTTTTTTTTATTATCTTTCTTCATAATTTTTTATCAACTAATAAATTTCTGTTTCTCTATAGCTTTTTTTATAGTTCCCAACGACCCTTTACCAATAATCACTTGTCTGGTTTCTGGATTTAGGGTAAATTCTAAAGGAACATTCAAAAATTCTCCCTTTTTGACATCTTTGGTAGCTGTAATACCTATTATTTTTGTATATTTTGTAACAAGGGTTTTTTTCAAAAAAGGAGATATCATTTTTTCCTGTTCTGCAGCAGAACCCACTATGAACAGAATAGCATACAAGTGCTCTCTGCTCAAAACAATCTCCTCTTCTCCTATTGTCAATTTGATAAATCCCTTTTGTTTTACAAGTTTGTTCCAATTGACTTCTATTACAGCTTCACCACCTCTGCCACTAACATCAGCCATAGAAAATTTCCTCCTCTCGCCCATGCGATTGTAATTGAGATACTCTTGACTATAAATATCGTCTTTATGTGTCATGGGCGAGTTTCTCTAATGTTTCTAAAAAAGAGTTGATGGCTTTTTTTCTTTCATCCCGAGCTATGGCATCACGAGCAGCCGTCCAAACACTTTCGGTATCAATGGGTTTGTTCCAATTGAATAGCATTTGTGAAGCAACTTTCTGCATTATTTCAAATGCATCATTTGTAACAATTCTTTGTAGCACTCCTCTTTCTTTGTCGTCTATTTCCATATTATTTATTTACCAATATTTGATAATGCATTGGCTAAATTGTTTGCAGGTGCATTTGCATTTTCTGGAACTAATTTATCAAGACCTGCTGGCTGCTTTGGTGTTACGGAATCTTCTGATCCTGCTTCTGCATTGGCATCTGTGAACAAAGGATTTTCAGGAGCAGTAGCTTCTACCGCAGGAGTCATCCATGCTTCTGGCACCCAGTCTTCAGGATCTTTATTATATGCTTTTATAATTTCTCTTGCTGGTTTCTCTGAAATCTCTCTTGGCATTTGGAACAGAGGCACAACCAGATTTGCCATCTCCACAGTGGTTGTCCTCTCTAACAATTCGGAGTCTGCAATAATTGATTGACCTTTTATCTTAATAACTCCTTCCCACGGAAAATCATCTTCTTTTAGTTTGAAGAAAGTCTTAGCTTCCGTTTTCTTTGTGTCTCCAGTTTCTTCATCTCTTTCAATGTTTAATGGAACCTCTCTGAATTCAGTAACAAAATGTTGTCCTTCTTGCAACCTCTCCCCATCTTCTGTTTCAAATTGGTCTAACTCAAATGGCTGAATATAAAGATCATTTGCCAAGAGTTTAATTTTTGGCACAGAATAAAGATCCTCTATAATGCCAGCAGAAATATAACCATCAATCTCAAGAGCATGGGTAATGTTCTCCAAGGGAGTCTTCATTCTCTTAAGAGCTGACTCTCTAGCTTGAGAAATCTCAAATGCTGTTGAGCCAGTGATTTCCCCTTGAAGTGATTTGGATATTCCAGTAACATCATCAATCCTAGCCATAATTCGGTCTTGTGCTTCCCAAGACTCAATTCCTGGTCCTGGAATTTCATTCCATTTAATATTCTTGGCATCACTTACCTGTCTACCTTTTCCTGGTCGCATTTTCATCTGTCCGTCTCCTTCAAGTGTATCAGTACCAGAGAAAAAGAACTCTCTGTAAATAGAAGCAACAAGCTGATCCATTGTCATATTCCGAACCTTGGTGTACAGTTGGTGGTCATTCCTCATTGCTTCATAAACTCCAATTCCATTGAGAGATTTATCATCACGCATAGTCCATGGAGCTGTCCAGATTGACAATCTCTTGTTCTTCGGAGATTGAGGCAGTGGTTCATTGACAAGGACAATACCAGACTCTGTCCAAATGAAAAATAAATCCATCTCAAGATTCTCCCAGAACCAAATCCTTTCTTGATATTTAGAAGACTTCGCATCATCATTGCCAGCATCAAAGTTTCTCATCTCATTCTCATCAGTAATCACTTTCTTCTCGGGCTTAATAAAATCAAAGTTTTGTAAATGTCCAAATTGGTTCTTAAGTTTTAGCCAATCATAATCCTTATAAAATATAACATCATTCATTGAAAATGGATTACCAACAATAGCTGCATCGTCTTCATATACTTGCCAAGGACTCAAACTCTCTCTAAACACATCATCAAAATATGTATGCTCTTTGCTCTCGTATACATTCTTCTTTGGATTTTCTGCAACAAACTTCTTAAGATCTCTAACATCTCTCGTAATTTCAAGTGGAAAAGTTCTGCCAACACCCTTGCCATACTTGGCACAATTAAATACGAATGGCTTAAGAGCTGCATCCTTACTGCTGGCAAGCTCCCAAGATCTTTCATATAGATTCTTCATCAGTGTCGTGTTCTTCTCATATTTTTTTGCTCCTGGTTCAAATACTGCCTTAGGATTTCTATCAACAATAATTCCAAGAGCTGTCTGTATCTTGATGTAGGGATTTGGAGGAACACTTTCTTCTTGCCATGCATCTTCAACATTCAAATCAACAGGAGAGCTTCTCCATCCAAGCTCATCATCACTGACAAGAACTTTGTTGCTTTTTCTACTTACGATCTTGTGAGGGACATATGCCTTGTCTGCTGCCTTCCATATCTCTTCAATACCAGAGCTCTTTCTGACCTCCTTTAAATAATCTCTTCTCTCTTCTGCCATATCAAATGCAGCTTTGTCTTCTGATGTTTTTCTATATGGTTTTACATTCTTTATTTGATCCTCTAATTCCTTTTTGATTGTTAGGGCTTTAGCCATTGTATTATTCAGTTATTTTGCAAATAATATCCTTTTCAAGAATAAAGAAATAAGATTGTAATTCTTCATCTTTGTCAATCTTTATACGAACATCCACAGGCATTACTTTGTGAAAAAGAACAAGATCTCCAATTGCAATGTTCTCGGAATCTGTTTTCACAACTTTACCTTGAGATACTTGTTCATCCTCAAGAATCTCTTTAGGAATAAATATTCCAGAAGAACTCTTCTCTTCTTCTTCTGTCCTAACCACTTCCTTAACCATAATGTTGCCATTAAGCATTGTAAATTTATTTTTTTGCATATATTTTTTCTTCTATAAACAAACATTCAGACTTATTCAAATACTTCTTGCTGGCACTATAAAGAGAATCGTCTTTGTTATCAATAATGGTTTTCATAATCCAACTGCTGTTTTCTTTAATAGGACAGGATTCCACATTTGATTCAATTTTTAATGGTACAACATCATGTAATGCAGAGTCATCAAGATCCATTGAAATTTGCATTACTGGTCTCCACATCAAGTCTCCTTGCTCTTTTATCAATTTTGTCATACCCTCTCTATAGGAATCTTCCAGTGTTGGAGCTAAAGAAGTATACATAGAGAGTCTCTCTGGATGAATTAAAGATTGAAAGGTCATTGAGAATATTTTCATTATTTTATTTTACCTTATTGTTACAAAGAAGTAAAGCGATCCAGTCTTGTCAAATCATCATTAATCAATCCTTGCTTCTTTCTGAACCAAACCATCTTCTTTTCTTCTCTTGTTTTTGGTGGTTTTGTTTTTTTACTTCTTAATGTTTGCAAGAAATACCTATCACAATCTGCAGCATGGTCTTCTCCATCCGAATTTAGATCCTCTGGGTGCGTTTCTGAATATATCAAGCTAGGTATAGTTCTTATAGAATCACTACATGTCCTAAAATATCGTAACTTTGGAGGAGTTTTGCTATCATGATAAAGATATTGATGCATCACTGTCCAACCTGCAATTCTACTTCCTGCTCCTTTCTGACAAGGAAGAAGTGCAGGAATAAGAGTTCCGCTCTTTCCAATTCCATTCTTCTGCAATATCTCTGCTATGGTTTCTCCTGTACCTGTACTCGTAAATATAGCAGAATCGGCTACTACATATTCTAAAAAATCATTTGCTTCTGTATTTATTCTAACAACTTCTCTTGCAATCATATCAGCTTCATATCTTGAGCTTCCATCCTCTCTGTTTAAATAAAGTTCTCTATATGAGTAAACATTACCATCAAAGTCAAGAGCATACCACTTAAAACAAGCTGGTTTTGCACGACCATGGTCATAAGCTCCAAATTTTCTCCAAGTATCAGGAATTTGAAATGGCTCTGCAACATGAATGTCCTCATTCCATTCTGAAAAAAATTGTCCTTCAAACAGATTCCAATCACCCATCAAAAACGCTTTTCTCTTTTCTTCTGGCAATCCTTCCAATTGATTAAAATATGAGGCATCAAGATTCATTCTATTATCATCTGCTGTAGCTCTTATGTATTTAAACAAATCAGCTTCCTGCTCTGTGCTCTCAAACTCTTTGTCCATCCACATTTTCTTTACCCAAGCATGTCCCACAGATCCTGGATTTGTTCCTGCCAAAAACTTAGTATCAGGTATTCCTTTCCATCGCATTCTTGTTCGTAACATATCAAATACATACTTCTGATTCTTAGTAAGCTCATCAACACTAACAACAGCAAACTCTGAAGAAGCATATTTACTAGCATCATCCAAGTTCCTGAATGCAATCACTCCATTGCCATACTTATCATTAAGCACATACTCTTTATCTCCTTTATTAAGCTGTCCAAGCCAGCTTGGAAAATCATATTGGATCTTGCTCAAATGTCTATCGCTAAGAGAAGGATAATCTTCACAGAACAGACCAACTCTTACTCCTCTCTGTCCATAAACCTTGTGGAAGTACATTAGTAGTTTGACAAGCATCCATCGTAACCAATAACTCTTACCACCACCCATAGCACCTCCATACAAAATATATTTATAATCTTTAACAGCTTGCTCTGCTTCCTTTTGCTTGTCATTGAAGTGAACAAGTTGTGAGAACTTTATACTATTTTCTTTAGTTTGGGTTTGCATAAAATTGTAGCATATTGTCAAATGTCTCAAGAGCTTCTGGCTTCAACTTACCACTGCTGTATCTCTCATTATACCACTTCGTCCAATTGTTATATGTGTGAATTACATTTCCATTTTCATCCTTCAGGTCTTTTGTCAATCTCCAGTAATCAGCTACAGCTTGCAACACACCCTCATGAGTGTTCAAATCAGGTATAATACCATTCCTAATTAGCTCTGCTTTAGCCACTTTTGTAAAACCAGCCAGATAAGCAAATTTGCCAATATCTGAATTGGAGCTAGTGGCCACAGACCCCATACTTGACTCTTTCATCAAAAGAGCTTCTAGCAGTCCTTTAGGCAGGTCTGGATTACTAATATATGCCTTATCAATAGTCTTTTGCATTCTTTCTGTTGGCTGTATAACTTCTGTAGGAATGAATTTGTCTCCTTTTTGAATGCCAACATTAAGAGTGTGTACCTCACCATATATTCCACTTTTATGAGAAACAGATTTCACTGGCACTGCTTCTGGTTCTGGATCTCTGGTATATGAAGTTGTAGAAGGAGTGAACAGAGCTTTAGCTCCTGCAAATGCAGTTGCTCCTCCAACAAGAGTTTTTAATCCAATTTTACCAAATGCAGATACTGGTTCTTCGGCTCTTTCTGGATTGACATTTATTTTCCACCAATCACCTTTTCCTTCTGTAATCTTTCCTTCTACTGTTAGTCCCATCTTCCTTGCCTCTCTTGGAATAGCTTCTTCATTTAATTTGTAAACAAAATGTTTGGAGTCTACTTTGCCAGAGATGTCAAAGGTTTCTATAAATGAATCGGAATAATGTTGTCCATCTGGTAGTGTTTTATTCCATTCAAACTCTATATCGTCTTTTGGATAAACAGTATCTTTCGGAACAGCCTTAAACTTCCCATCTCCAAGTATGTCGGTGATTATCCAGTCATCAATTCTTGCTTGACCATAATCTTGAGTAACTTGTTCTCCAACTTTCAAATCGTTAACAGAAAGTGTATCACCTGTTTTATTCATCCACCTATTTCTTTCTCCCAATCCCTCAATTTTCATCGCTGTCTCTCCACTTGGAATGAGAATAGTATCTTTTCCATCTTTAGCAGCTCGTTTTACTTCTTCTCGGAAAGTACGGAGTTGAGCTAGTGGATCGTTGGAGAAGTATTTTTCTAGTTTGTCAAGTCCTTCCAATCTTTTCATCTCTGATTTATCACTTGCACCAGACCTTGCATCAAACTCTCTCGCAAAGTTCTCCTTCTGCATCAAATCACTCTGGGTTTCAAGAATTTTTCTTGTCTTTCCATCTGCCAAATCTTCAAAGCGGACATGGGAGAAGTAGTTTGGGAAATTATCACCAACAATCTTTCCTGTGTCTGTATGGAAATCCATTTTTACTTTTGGTGGAAAATGCACATCTCCAGCACTTGTCTTGATTGGACTTTGATAGATGATTTCACCATACTTACCATCTCCGATAAAGTCTTCACCTATATAAGAATAGCGAGGAGATTTGACTGGAGTGGGAGTCAATGGCACCAGACCTTCCTCTACTTTGCTAGCAACTTTTGATAAGTTTATCCTACCATTCAATCCTATCTTGGCAGCTGATGTTACCAGATCTTTATCAGCTTTCTTCAATCCTGTCTTTGTTGCCTGATTGACAACTTCATTAAATCTCTGCTGGGTTATTTCCTCTGGCAATCCTCGGAATCTTTCA